CTTGCAAAGCGTTGGTATCGTAGACGAGTTGATGGTCTACGACTCCGAGCGGTACGGAGGTAGGACGATTATTGACGGCCATTTGCGCAAGGACTTGCATCCTGACGTGGAATGGCCCTGCTCGCTCGTAGATCTGACTGACGACGAGGCCGACGTGGTGCTGGCGACGTTTGATTACTTGACGGGTAAGGCCGACGTGGACCACGCGCGGCAGGCGGCGCTGATTCAGCAGATTCAGGAGCGGGACGCGGCGCTGCTGGAGGGGGTGCTGGACGAGAATGAGATTGAGGCGATTATTGGCACCGGCGGCATAGACGGTGGGCCAAGGCCAGAGCTGGAAATAAGCCCAGAGCTTTTTGAGCGGCATGATTACCTTGTATTCTACTTTGATAATGAGTTTGACTGGCAAGTTGCTTGTGGACGGTTTGGAGTGGGGATGGTGGAAAGTGCCCCAGTTGGCAAGCGCACAATAAGGCATCGGGGAATTGGGCGTGTGCTTTCAGGCGCGGATTTACTGCGAGTGACAGAGTGATAGACGACAAAATACATATAGCTATCAGGTCATACAAGCGGGATGGGCGTGTTACTACTCTTGATGTGTTCCCGCGGGGTTGGCTATGGGTATCAGAATCACAGGCTGATGAATATGCTGCACACTATGGAGACAGAATCATAACTGTGCCAGATGAACTTGACGGCAATCCAGGCAGAAAGAACAATGCCGTACTAGACCAATCGCCTTGCCCGTGGACATTGCTACTTGACGATGATATTACCGCGATTGGTAGGTTTGAGGCAGGGAGCTCGAGCTGCCTCTCTGTGCCAGAGGCAGAGTGGATGGTATGTCACGGCTTTGAATTAGCAGCGGCACTGGGGGTTGAGATGTGGGGAATCAATCAAAAGGCTGACCCCTTGTTGTATGATGCCTATGAGCCATTTAACTTATTGGGGCCAGTGTTGGGGCCATTTCACGGGCACCTTGAGCCAACGTTGCGATATGATGAGACGACACTTGCTAAAGAGGATTATGACTTCTGGCTCCAGAATCTGAGGAGGCACAGGAAAACACTTCGCCTCAATCGCTATTATTACCGCCATGCACACGGACGCAAGGCAGGTGGCGTTGTATCTTTTCGCACTTTGGAATATGAAAAAGCTGGCGTGGCACGAATGAGGGAAAAGTGGGGAGATAGAATATACAAGGCTGGGGGCACTGCGGGCGGCGTGCACGCAACGGGCAAGAATATCTTGAACAGCCGCGTAAGTGTGCCCATTCCAGGCTGCTGAGGTGATACTATGGCCCGACCCACGAAGCTAACCCCCGACCGCAGCCGCCGCATCTGCGACAACGTGCGGCTGGGGATGACGTATGAACGAGCAGCGCAAGCAGCGGGCATTAGCGAGCAGACGTTGCATCGTTGGCGCAATAGGGGCAATGCAGAACAGGAACGGTTGAAGGAAAAGGGAGCACGCCCGCGCAAGCGTGAAGCTGATTATGTTAGTTTTGTTAGCGACTTGGCCGATGCTGAGGCAGTAGGGGAGCAAACGCTCATTGCCAAGATTCAAGCGTCGGCCAGCGGCGGGCGCGAGATGACGGAGCGGCGCATAGAGTATGATGCGGAGGGGAATCAAATTAAGGAAATCGTGACGGTGAAGCAGGAGCCGCCGCATTGGACGCCTGCCGCCTGGATTCTGGAGCGACGGCACCCGGAGCGGTGGATGAAGCGGGAAGGGCGGGAAATCAAGCAGTCTGGCGATATTGCTATCAATATCACGGGGAACATTGACCCTGACCGGCTATAATGGATTTACATTATTCGTTCTATGGTGGCAATGACGCAGCATTCTATTGTACAGACCCAGAGGTCATTCTTGCCGGACCAGCAGATACGGGCAAGACACTGGCGCTACTCACGAAGCTACACCTCGTGGCAGCGAAATATCCAAATGCCTCCATCGTCATTCTGCGCAAGCGATTGACAGATACGCATCCGACAGTATTACAAACGTTCATTAACAAAGTCATACCCGAATATGCTGGAATCACAACCTACGGTGGCGAAAAGGCGCAGTGGTTTGACTATGCTAACGGCAGCCGCATCTGGGTGGCAGGGCTGGACAAAGCGGGCAAAGTGCTGAGTGCCGAGCACGACATTATCTACGTCAACCAGGCCGAAGAGCTGGGCTTGCCCGATTGGGAGACGCTACTGAGCCGCGCAACAGGACGCGCGGGCAACGTGCCGCATCCGCAGGTGATCGGCGACTGTAACCCTAGCGCGCCGACACATTGGATACGGGCACGGGCCAAAGCGGGCGTGCTGACGTTCTTCGAGAGCCGTCACCAGGATAACCCGGAGCTGTTTGACCGGGAGGGCAGAATCACAGAAGCTGGACAACGGCGCCTCAGCGCGCTAAGGCGGATGACCGGCTCGCGGCTCCTGCGCCTGTACCACGGCCTGTGGGCTGCGCCAGAGGGTGCGATTTACGACGTTTTGGACGAAGAGAAGCACGTAGTAACGGCATTCAGGCCACCCGATCTGTGGCCCCGTGTCGTGGGTGTTGACCCGATTGGTGCATACGTTGCCGCAGTGTGGGGAGCGTGGGATCAGGAAAACGGCGTATTGAACATTTACCGCGAGTACATGGAGCCATTCGGAATCACGACAGGCGGCCACGTCAGAAACGTTTTGCAATTATCAGACCGTGAGACGATATTTGCCTGGGCAGGTGGCGGCCCATCGGAGCGACAGGCGCGGGCAGACTGGGCCGGCGCAGGCATCCCGCTCCAGGCTCCGACAGTGGGGGACGTGTGGGCGGGCATCGATCGGGTATACGCTCTACTCAAGGATTTTAGTATGGTGATACACGATAATTGCCCGATTCTGTTATCACAGTTGGGCGACTATCGGCGTAAGCTCAAGGACGGCGAACCGACGGATAGCATCGAGAATAAAGAGGAGTATCATTTGGCCGATGCGCTGCGGTATCTAGTGGCGTGGCTAGCTGCGCCGGTAGAGGGAACGCGCACGGTGTACGATCCGGTGCGGATTGGGAATTGGTAAGGGGGGCAGAATGAAACGGCGCTTTTTAGTTGAGATGATATGGCGTGAGCCAGGAGAATATATTCTCAATTCCTACATAGGTGTTATTGCCGATGGATATAGCTGGGGAATGTATGGATTGGTATTTGAAGGGCCATATGATAAGACTTTACATGGTCGTCGTGTGATTATCGCATTTCCACCAAACAGCTTTCGCATGTTTCTCGAAGTGCCCGTAGGCACCGATTGGCCTGTAGAGCCATACAAGAGCATTGGTGAGGACTGGAACCGCAGTGAGGGCTAGGAGCACATAACAGATGCCGACGCTAAGGCAACGAGTAACACGATTTCTACTTAAAGACGACCTCGACAAACTGGCCGAGATGCAGGACATCCTGCTCAACGGTTATTTTCAGGGTCCGGGTCTTTTGCCGCCACAGGAACTGCTGCGCCAACTGGAGGAGCAGGACAGTCAGCTCGTAGACTATCTACTCAGCTTGCGCCAGTGGGAGCGCCTGAGCGGGGGCGAGTGGAATCTGAACCTGACGGAACAGGACCGTCTGCGGGCGGTCAACACGGCGCGATATTATACCCACTATGATACTCAATCCTACCTGGCTATGAACGCCTGGACTAACTTTGGATTTGGGCAATCTATAGAAGTTATGCCCACGGCCAAGGCGGGCATACCAATATGGGACGAGTTCTGGACCGCGCGCCGCAACGCGCCGCTGCTAGGGCCGCGCAAGATACACGAGCAGAGCAACCAGCTCGTCGTGGATGGCGAGATATTCTTTTTGTTCTGGATACCAAAGGTAGCAGAGCAATGGCCCACCTGTACGTTGCGCAAATTGGCGACCGATCAGATAGCGGAAATTATCAGCGTAGAAGACGATTTGGATATTCCGTTATATTATGTGCAGAATATAGCAGAACCCGGCCAAAAGTATGCAAAAGTATATTATCCTGATTGGCAAGCTACGAAAGAAGAACTTGCCCGAGTGGAAATTCCACGGGATGCTGTAGTAGCAAACGAGCTACGTAGCATGACTGACGTGAGAGTGTTACACGCTGCCATCAATGAAATAGGCGGGCGGGGCTGGCCTCAGTTCCACCAGGCGTATGAATGGTTCGAGGTATATCGCAGGTTTCTCGGCGACCGCGCAGCAGTTGCGAGAAAAGCGGCGATGTATACAGAAACAGTGACGGTCAGGGGCGGGAGTCGAGAAATTGGCAATATACAGCGACGGCTGCAATCTGCTTATGCCGCAGGCGGAACTATTGAGACAAACCCGCCGCCCGTTGCTGCCTCTGACGCACTTCAGAATGAAGCTGTAACTCGCGAATGGATGAATAGGGACACAGGTGCAAGTGGCGCGCAGATAGATGGCATGACGCTGGCAGGGCAGGGTTCGGCAGGCACGGGCGTACCGCTGGGCTGGATGGGGCGCTCTGATGCGTGGCAGAATCGCAGCGTAGCGGAATACGTGGTACAGTATTTCGAGACAGTGATGGACCGATATCAGAGAACGTGGTCGGCCATCTTCTCGGATATGTGCGAGATTGTATTGCGTACTAGCGGCAAGTCGCTCGAATCATATGAGGCCAACGTCACACTCCAGGCGCCCATTGACATGAACGTGGACGAGATCACGCGCACGATGACGGCGACTAGCAACGCTGTAACAGCAATGGCTCTGGACCCAGGGGTTGCGGCCAAGGCCAACGAGATAATGCTGGAGAAGGCGCTAGCAGAGTTCGGCGTAGATGAGCCCGGCGAATTGCTACGACCGCCGGAAGAAGAGTTGCCGCCGGAAGACGAGGATATAATGGCGCGGCTGGTACAGGAGATGGCAGCGGGCGTCAAGCGTGGCGACGTGGCGCTGGAGGATGCAGTGACGTGGGCTGTGGGTGAAGCAGTGAATGACTGAATTGAGCGAACAGTCCGGCTATGCGGCCAGCTACGGGCGTGACATTCGCGGCATCTTCCGGGCGCTGTGGGCGGGGACGGCGGATGCCGAATTCTCGCTTGACTTGATGAACGATACCGTGAGGATTGGTTTGACGCGGGCGTTTGTAGAAGGTACGGCGCAATGTGGCATTGTGCCCGCAGAATGGTCGCCAGAAGAAAAGGATGCATTGCGAGACGCAATCTATAATGAGCAGAGTCGCATCTGGCCCACGCTTATGTTCATAGAAGAAAACAGTAAGGCGAACGGGGGCAAATGGGCAATTATTGCCCGTCGCGCGACATGGAGGGCTCAACGATATGAAGATATTGCAAGCCTAGCAAAAGTGATGTCTTGCGGTGACAAGAAACTAGAATGGGTATTAGGATATGGGATAAAGAAGCATTGTGACAGTTGTGTCAAACTAGCGGGAAAAGTTAAGCGGGCTAGTACATGGAATCGAGCAGGTATTAGGCCGCGCAATCCTCCTAATCCAATGCTGATATGCGGAGGGTGGGGCGGGTGCTTTTTCAGGCCCACGGACCTGCACCTGAGTCCTGGCCCGCTTCCGAGGCTGCCATGAAAAATGATACGATTACAACTACCATCGGCGGCATAGAGCCACACTACGAGAGCGACGAAGGCCCAGGCTGGGCTCCGCTGGTGCGCAGGCTTACCGCGGCGGGCAAGGGCCATCTTAGCGTAATGACAGTGCGTATAATCGTGGATGAGAATGGCAGCCCGCTGCATTGGACTAGCCCGAGTGTGTGCCACGTCGAGCCGAAGGCGCGGGGCGAGAAGCTGGAGGCGCTGTTGCAGGCGCTGGCGGAGTGAGAGAGAGGGAGGGCTAATGAAAAAAGGAGATATTGCCCGGACACGCATAATTGCCACTGCGCTGGCCCGGCACTATGGCTATCAAATTGGTTATGATGGTGCTTGTGCCTGTACTGGATTGTCTGGCACTTGTCTGGATTGCCCCAGCTGGTGGGTAATGTTTCTTGAAAAGTATGATAAGCGAACTGTTGAAAAGATGCACGGCGCATATCTTTTATTTTGCGGTTGATGCAAGGGGGGCCGATGGAATACGCTGAAATTAACGAAAAGGGAAGGCAACTCGAAGAGGCGCTGAAACAATATACTGGTCCGTATTTGCCCTGGACTTGTGACCCGTGGGCAGTTCGTCAAAGAGTGGAAGCATTAGAAGAGAGGGCGAAAAAGCTTGAGGCCCAGGTGATGGAATTGCTGCAGGGAGAATGAGAATAAAGGGGGGCCGATGCAGAGCACACATGAATACAACGAAATTCTGAGAATTCTTGATGCAATAGTGGAAGATCTCAAAAGGATGCTAGAGATACCCGTGATACCCAAAGCGATGGGCAACTGTGCTGCTCCCATCGCTGTCTATTGTTTTACCTGTATGGATTTCTTGGGGGCGCTGATTCAGGTTTCAGATGAGCCGTTGCCAGCTAGTAGGCATGTGAAGGACTTTATTGATATTGCTTTTTCTGATGACGCAAAAGAAGCACTGGGTGTCCACGATATGGCCCAGTTGCATTATGGCTTTACGCGCACGTTTATGCCAATGAATAGACGCCCCGGTGTTTCTATAGGGCGGCAACATGAAGATTTGTTTTATTGTTGGCACGTAGAAGAAGTTTCTCTTGATGCTGATAGACTGGCAACTATATTGATTGATGCGGTGAGGACTTTTGACGAAATGCTTAGGAATGACGCTGCGACCCTTGCTCGTGTATGGGCCAATCTCGAACGAATGATGAGGCCGTTATGAAAAAAGTCTGCCTACTTACAGATATGTACGTGGATATGGCCGCGTACAGTCTGCAAATCATCGCGCGGGGCCAGTTGCGCATGTTGCTGGATGCAGGGTACAAACCGATCGTCGTAGCCGATGAAATGTTCAAGGACAAGGTGGCGGGGATATGGGAAGAAGTCGAAATGCGTTACATCCCCTCTCCCAAAGAGCGCAAGAACGAAGTTGAATTCTATGACGGACTAGAAGATGACATTGTAAAGATTCACCGGGGCATGGTCGCTGCGTTAGAAGGGGTGGACGTGATCATCACCCACGACCTCATATACCAATCCTCGATGCTCCCGCACAACTACGCGGCCCGTCTCTGGGCCGAGAATCACACCGACGTACAATGGCTGAACTGGGTGCATAGTGCCACGCCCTCGCCTGTATGGACGCAACGGGACACGCGCCTGGAGCCGTTACAGCGGCATTTCCCCAACTCGCTCACCGTCTACCCCAACCACTGGGACACACCAAGGGTACAGCGGGCGTACAAGTGCCAGCCGCACGAGGTGGCTGTGGTGCCGCACTTTACTGACCTCGCTAACTACTGGGGATTCCAGGACATCACGAAAAAGCTAGTGGTGGAAAAGGGCTTGATGAGCACCGACGTGATCTTGGTGTATCCGATCCGCCTGGACCGTGGCAAGCAGGTCGAATACATCATTCGCACGGCCGCAGGCATCAAGCAGTTTAACCGCACAGTGCGGGCAATCATCGTGGATTTTCACAGCACGGGCGGTGACAAGGTTGTGTACCGCGAAGAGCTGAAAGACTTGGCCGTAGACTTGAAACTGAACAGTGACGAGGTGATCTTTACCAGCGAATTTGATGAGAGCCTAGAACTCGAAGCGCCGCGCGAGGTCGTGGCCGACCTGATGCACCTGTGCACGGCCTTTGTGCTCCCA